CTCAAATTTGACAGTAAATGAAGATTTTTTTACAAATCAAGAGATTACATATAGAGATGTCTTAGAAAAAATTGCTGAAGCAACACTGACAACAGTTTTTATAAAAGAGAATAAGTTATATCTTTGTAAACCTAGCAATATCGTAGTTCAACAGTTAGATAAATCTTATATATCCAATTTATTAGTCAAAGAAAAATTTGGACCACTAAATGCATTAGTTTTAGGAAGAGGAAGTACAGAGGATAATATTGAATCAATAGATGAGGAAAGTATCACTCAAAATGGAAGATGTGAAATAAGATTTGACGAAAATGAATTTTTACAAGAGCAAAGAGAAAAAGTAATAGAAGATATGTTTGAGCAAGTAAAAGGTTTAGAATATTACTCTTATGAAGCATCTGACTTAGGTGTTATGTGGTTAGAACCATGTGATTGTATTGATTTGGGAGATAGAAACGATAATTTTTACAAGACTTTTTATTTAAAGGCTAATATTACAATTAATACAGGAATAACAAGCAATAGTGAAGCGGATATACCAGACGAGACAAATACTGAATATAAGGTAACCCAAAAAGAAGAAAAGAAAACTTTAAAAGTTGAAAGATTAGCAAAGAAAAATGAAGGCTCAATTCAAGACTTAGTCAATGAAACTACAGAACATGAAAAAAAGATAACTCAAGTAGAGCAAGACGTAGATTCAATTAAACAAAAAGTAGCAGATACAGTTGACTACAAGCGTGATGTTGAAGGAATTACAGAAATACATTTAGAGAATGCAAAAGAAATCAACATTTTGAACTTAATAATTGAGGGAAACAAGAAGTATGAATGCAACTTATATCCTGATGAGGATTTATATCCATCATCAGACTTAAACGTAAATCAGGAGGTGATGTAATGTGCAGTACAAAATAATAGTAGACAAGCAAAGCAGAACGAATCCTTCTGCAGACAAAAAAGAATACGTTATTAATATAGAAGAACTAAGAACAAACGGAAATATAAGTGACAGTATAGTTATTACTAAAGATGAAGCTTACGTTTTGCGTAAGTTAAAGCTAACAGAATATCTTGTGCTAGAAGAGCTAGAAAATCCAGTCAAGCAGACTTTGGCTGATGCGAAGATAGAGTTGTTTGAAGGAGACAATTACATATATTTAATAGATATGACAGGCAACAAGTTCTACGCTGAATACATCATTAAAAATGACTTAACGGATATGTATGCTACTAAATTAGAGCTTAGCACTGCAATAAATCAGACAGCATACCAAATTCAATTACTTGCAAAACAAAAGTTGGGAAAAGAGGAACTTTCAACTGAGTTACAGGTTAATTCTGAAGCAATAAAAATAGCATGGAATAAAATATCTGATTATATACAGATGATGATTGCTAATGGAAATGCAAGTTTGGCGATATTAGATCAAAACAAAAAAATTCTTATGGCTTTGGACAAAACTGGTCAGCACTTTTATAACAATGGCAAAACTATGGATATTGGTGCTTTTGACTGTTATTTTCCTTCTTACGATAATATATACAAAAGTTTAATGTTCGCATTAAATGAAAAATCAACAAACAATTTTATGGCTTGGGGCTATAAGACCACTGCTGAAAATGGGAAGACAACTTATATTCCAGTTATATATCTTGGTGGAAATTCTGATGACGATTATGGTTTTCATATTGAAAACGATATTATTTTGAATTTCAATAAGATTAGGCTTAAAAAGTCAAAGATTTATGATAATAATGATAGTTTATGTTTTGAGATTGGAGAAGACTTGTTTTATGGAGATACAAGAGATAACAAGGAAATTTTCAGTGTATATAACAATTCAAATGGAACAAAAACCTTTAGAATTTTTGGAGATGATAGCAATCCAATAATGATAGATAGTAGCGGAAACTTTGTATTAGCGAGTGGAAAAATAATACTAGACAATAATGGAAATATTGATTGTGTACATTTATATCAGACTGGAGATTCTTCTGATATAAGAATAAAAAGCAACATAAAAGATAGTTCCGAGTCAGCAATAGATATTATTAATAAAATTCATCATAAAGAGTTTGACAAGAAAGACGATAATACTCACTATAAAATAGGGTATATTGCACAAGAGATGGAACAGATAGATAAAAACTTTGTAGTCAAAAAACAAGCTAATAAAGAAAAGGGAATAGAAGAAAGGTATTATATGAATCAATTGCCGATTTTAGCAACGGCAACAAAGGCGATACAAGAACAACAAAAGCAAATAGAAGAACTAAAGCAAAGAATAGAAAACCTTGAGAAAGGAGAAAAGAATGGAAATACTTAATTTTGAAGATGGTACAAAAACGCAAGCTGCTTACGTTACCATCGATGGAGTAAATCATACAGTAACTCCAGCAAAATACACGGGCAAGATACCTTTATCAGCATATAACTTAAATAAAATGCAAAAAAATTTAGTTACACATAAATATCACCTAAAAATCACATCTGCAGTTACGGCGGGAACAGAAGTAACAATACTACTATAAGGTCGGACAAGCGGTGATTGACGTGTACTTGAATGGAGAACGATTATTGTTAAGCTCTGATGCAAGCGGAACAGATGGACATTATAGAGAAGTTGGAACAGCAAATAGCATATCTAATAAGATAAAAACAACAACAGACTGGGCTCTTGAAACGGGAGATGTATTAGATTTTGTAGTAAGGCGGTGATTATAGTGCAACCTAATTTGAGAGATATACAAAAAATGATAAATGATGCAGTTCTTTCAGTGAAAAAAGCAGAAAATCCTGTTGGACATATCAGAATGGAAACAACAAACACAAATCCAGCTACATATTTAGGATTCGGAACATGGGTATTATGGGGAGCTGGAAGAGTACCTGTTGGAGTTAATACATCAGATAGTAGTTTTAATACAGTTGAAAAAACTGGAGGCTCAAAAACAGCAAATATATCACATACACATACGATAGCAAGTCATAATCACGGTGGAAATACTGGAAGTACAGCACTAACAATAAATCAAATACCCGAACATACACATGATATTTGGCAGACTAGCGGAGGTTCTGCACAATCAGTGGAGGCTAATGCGTTGTCTGTAGCTACTGCTTGGAGTAAAACTTTAAGAAACGTGGAAAATTTTGCAAAGAGTAAAGGTGGAGGTGCAGGACACACTCATACAATTTCTGCATCAGGACAACAAACAACAAAGTCTGCAGGTTCTACATCACTGTCGTTATTGCAACCATACATAACTTGCTATATGTGGAAAAGAACAGCATAGGAGGTTTAAAATGAGTGAAACAACGAATTTAAAATTATTTAAGCAGGATAATCCAACGACAAATACAAATAATTTTGATATTGAAAAAACATTAAATGACAACTGGGACAAGCTAGATGAAAATGCTGGAACTACAAACAAAAAACTAGAAAGTTTAGAAAAAGTCGATAGCACAACAAATGAAACTATAACAGCAATACAAGAAGAACAAACAACACAGAATGAAAATATAGAAAAGAATGCAGAGAAAATAGCAACAATAAACGGAAAAATTGGTGATATAGATACTGTACTAGACTTTATAAATGGGGAGGTAATCTAATGGAAACAACAGCAGAAAAGTTAAGTTATTTGAATGAAACAAAAACGAAAATAAAGAACGCATTAGAGACACCTTATAACGTATTTAGAGACTATCCAGCAATGATTAAGAAGTATATAGATAATCAACCAACTAAAATTGTAACGAATGGAATATGCGATAATGCAGTAGAGCTGCCAATTGTAAGCTTGAAATCAAAGGGAAATAATTATCAAGAGACAACACAAGGAAAGAATTTATTTGATAATACATTAAAAGATTATGCGTATTATGGAAATTTGGCTAAAACTATTTCTACAGGTGTAAGATTATCTGTTTCATCCCCTATAACAACTTCTGATATAATCTTTACCGTATATTCAATAATGGATTTATCAAATTTCGTAGGAAAAACAGTCCGCATGAAGGCAACATATAAATCTAATTCAGCATTAACTGGTAAGTATAAAATAGGATTGTGTGACGACAAAGCGGGGAATAGAAACGCTAAAGCAAGCTCTTCTTTTACCGGACAAGAAATCTCATTTATTGTACCAGAAATAATTGAGGAACAAAAATATTTGGCAATATGGTTTTATACTAATGCTGGAGGAATGGGAGCTACTGGTGATTATGTGGATTATACAAATGTAATAGTAACAATAGATAATGAAGACATGACTTACGAACCCTACACAGGAGGAATACCATCGCCAAGTCCAGAATATTCACAAGAGATTGAAACTATAAATAGTATTGGGTGGAAACAGAGTGGAAAAAATAAGTTTGATAATTTTAAAGAGTATTCTTATTCAAATTCAAATCTAAATACTACAAGTTTAAACAATGGAATCAAAATAGAAAAAAAAAGTGGATTTGGATTATGGGTATTTGATAATTTAGAAAATTTAGATGGAAAAATAGTAAGAGCAAAATCTAAATTTAATGATGGTGGTAGTATTGCTATTGGTTTAGCTTCTTTAGATGGAACATCACGAACTGTAATGAAAGAAAATACTAAATCGGATACAGTTAGTTCGTTTGTAATACCAAAAATCACAGATGATAAAAAATATTTGGCTGTTTGGTTGTATGGTACAGATAATTCAGAAATTTCTTATGAAGATTTAATAATAACAATAGACAATGAAGACATGACTTACGAACCATACCACAAACCAAAAGTAATTGAAATCAACTTAAATGGCAATACATTAGCCAAAGCAGGATATGTAAAAGACATATTAAGAGTAAATAGAAATGGTGAAGTAGAAATCAAGAAGAACATAGAAAAAATTGTTTTGACTGGTAGTGAGAAATTAGTTGAAAAATCATCATCTACTACTAGAACATATTGGGGAATAGATTTTAGTAATTATGGTATATACCAATATGATGATTCAACAAAAACATGCGATATATTAGCAACAAAATTTAAATCGAGACCACAACAAGGTTCATTTTTACCAGGGCAAGTAGCTTTAATGACAGATAGCAAAAATGTGTTCTTTATATTTGAGCCAGACACAACTGAAGAGCAGGCAAGAGCTATTTTAACAGACATGCCAGTCTATTTTAGATTAGCTGAACCACAAACAATAAAACTATCAAGTATATCTCCTATAGAATTATGGCAAGGAACAAACATATTTAAGCTAATAACAAATCTAGATACAGATTTTGAAG